TTAGTTACCACCAACCATGATCAAAAGTACTTGTAAGAGTTGACCTAGTGGAACCTGGATTACTACGATTCCAAAAGCATCAAGTACTGGTACTATGATCCAGTTGTAAAGGATGATTAGGGTAATCACGAATCCAAGAGCATTACGCCAATGGAATGATACCTTTTCAATCTCTTCTTTGTTTACTTCAATCTGCCCTTCGGCATTTGTTTTACTTACTTCAGATTCAATTGTTTTTCTTTTGATAAAGAAATCTAAACCTTTAGAAAGTAGTTCTACTATTACACCAATCATTCAATGATCCCCACTGCGTATACATGAAAGTGTTTACCTTTTACGAATAGCTTTTTATAATCGATTACGAATACGGGTAATACCTCACCCTGTAATTCCCATTCGAGTACTTCACCATCTTTAAAGGATTGCTTTTTTTCAAAAATAACATTCATATAGCTATCAATTTCATGATTACTATTTTTAATGATCTTTTGAAACTTTTTGCCAAGGAACATTTTATTCAATGGCAATGAATTACCATCTGGCGTAATACCATCTAAAGTAATTTCACTTGTTAATTCTTCATAATGTTGTTCAAAATTCATATCAATTCCTTTTTAGTACAAATGATCCCTGAATCCCCGACATTACTACACGAAATCCTGATTCCACTTCGCCATAGAAATCATAAATCATTTTGCGTTGTTTCCGTTCACGTAGACCAATTACACGTTTAGTTTTCTTCTTAGTATCTTTCTTACTCGTGTCGATCAAACGCTCTTTACCATTCTTCGCTTTAACGATTTTGAATCTTCCACTTGATAGGTTCTTTTTCAGTCCTGAAATGTTACCTTGCTTAGTGAGTTTAGCTAAACTGGTAGGAATGAATTTATCAATTGCCTTTTGTTTAACGATTACTTCATATAGATACTTTGCCTGAATATCCTTCACTAGAATTGAACATTGTACTGAATCAGTACCTTTTTTCTTATACAGAAATAGTATTGAACGTTGTGTGAAGTTAACAGCACCTTTATCTACAGAATTATTCAAATCTGCTTGTACTTTTTGGGATAGGGTACGCGACCGTTTAATTATTTCATTTTGGAATTGTTTCTTTAACTTTGTCCCTGTCGTTTGTATATAGGTTCTAGTACTGCCTATCCCATTTATTCCGCTTGCCATATATTTACCTCAATTAATCCATTCTAATATTTCTTGTACTATTGCTAGTAAACGTGCTTTAGTTTGGGAATTGGGAGCACGTAATTTATTCATAACTGCCATATTTAGACATTCTGGCTTTAAAATTTGTGTTGTGATAATGATAGATTCGACAAGTAAAGTTTCTCGCATAGTTGGGAAACCATATAGTACTGTACGTATGTATGGTTCACCGTCATTGATCATCTGATTTACTGTCTTACTGCTACTAGTATAGTTTTCCCAACCATTACTAGTACTATCTTCCTTAATTTTCTTTGCGTCTTTAACGCGTTTGTATAGTTGTTTAGCACCATAATAGTACTGATCACTATTGGGGAAGTAGAAGCTATACACGAATCCACAATATGAACCATTTAGTAGTTCTTCTTCACTCCAACCATCTGTATATTTCCATTCGTTCATATAAATACCAATAATAATTTAACTAAAGGTATTTATCTATGAGTGATTTAAAAACGAGATTAAAAGAGTATGAGGGTACTATTGCGTACCAAAAGAAAGTAGGTTACTACCGTGATGGTAAATTCTGGACGTATAAAGATTCTCTAGGTTATCCAACGATTGGTTACGGTCATCTATTAACATATGGTGAAAGCTATCCAAATGGACTAACTGACGCAGAAGCCGAGAAACTACTAGACCGTGATATTCAAACTGCTATTCATAATGTTGAAACCCTTAACATCTGGCTTCCAACTGACTGGCGTGATTTCATGGTCATTATGGTATTTCAATTGGGATTAGGTGGCGTTCAGAAGTTTCAGAAGATGTTAAAGGCACTAAGGGAAAAGAACTACCCTGAAGCAATCAAACAAGCTAAAGATTCACTATGGTATAAACAAACTCCAAAACGTGTAGATCAAATGATCGCAGCGTTAACTAACAAATAAAAAAAGGGCAAGTACTTGATAGTATCTTGCCCTTTTTCATTCTTATTGTTTCTGTTCAAGAATTGTAATGATCTTTTCAATCTTAACATCTAAATCATGTATCTGAGCTTCGAGTTTAGATAGTGAATCTCTCATTTTATCCTGATCCGATTCAATACGGGAGATACTTGCTTCTTGTACTGCCTGTTTAGTTTCAATATCACTAACACGGTAAAGTAAATCATCAGTGTCTTTAGTATTATCACGGAAGATAGTATATAGAAATACACAACCAGAAATAACAAGGGCTAAAATAGTACCAATATCCATTAGTGTATATTCCTTGCTGTAATTATTATAATGTATTTATTATTAGTATCCGGTAAATGTTGCCAAAGCAATCTGTACGCCACTATTACCCATTGCCTGAGTATATGATTTTTGTAATCTATTAATGTACTGAAAACTAAATGAAGTACTTGAATTACGTCTAATTACTATTCCTGAATAACCTAATGCCGACCCATCATCAGATAAGTTACCCGGACATTGTGACCAACAAAACCACGGATTAGGAACTGGTGACGTAACATTAACTACACTTGAGAGATCAACCCCTGGACCAGCAGATAAAAACCCAACAATTCTTGGCATAGTCGCAGCACTGGCAGCAGACCAAATCAAACCACCTGAAGCATTATATACATCAAGATAACCACTAGTTGGAGTAGTTGTATGTGAGCTTGTCATAAATCTACCAGTATTAGGCATGAACATAGAAGCCCCTGGAAAACACCATGCCCCATCTGTTTGTAACTGAAACCAGTACTGATATACATTCCTGTTCGTGATGATTGAGCTATTCAAGAAACCAAGTGAGCCACCATTACCAAAGGCACACGTTAGACCTGTATAGTAACCATAGTCAGTTAAACCACCCATAGCTTTTACGAAACCAGTTAGTATTGATTTGTTACTACTATCGATTGTAAGAGCACCCGCCGAATTATAAACTTCAAAACCTGCCATAATTACACATCCCACTTATAAACATTAAAGGCATAAGTGCCAGATGGTGGAAAGTTAGTAGGCATATAAACAGCCGTGAATGAACCATTATTACAGAATGCTGACCAATCATTAAAAACATCATTAGCAGGGGCATAATGTACAAACCATCCAGTAGTTCTCATTCCTGGTACTGCTATTGTATATGTAGGTACTCCTGATGAAGCAGTAACATAATATGTCCCCATATAACGAATATTGTAATCACCGAGATCTACTATTAGATTTCCCGCAGCATCCCAACATTGTAAACCTTGTGCCATATATTAAATCCTTTTAAAATCGGGGGATGTAAAATCCCCCATCCTATTTATTACCACAACCCCATTCTTACCCTTAGTACACCATTGTTATCAAAGATTTGAATAATGTTGTTGCTGATTGTCATTCTACCAGTACCGCCATTACCATTTATGGCAATAACTCCAGACTTGTTAATTGACCAGCCTGAATATCCTTCAACATAGTTATTACTTTGAATCACTTGGCCTATCTTCGCGTTGGTAATTTCACCATCAATGATTTTCGCAGCATTGATACTAGCGTTAGCAATCTTCGCATTTGTAATCGCAGCATCAGCAATATAACCAGTACCGATACTTGCCGCCTGGATCATACTTGTCTTGATGTATGTAGTACCATTGACGATTGCGAATGGAGCAGTACCGCCAACTGTTGCCGAATCACTACCCGATACAATGAACTTATCCGCAGCAAAATAAATTGCTGAGTTATTACTAGCACCCTGTGAAGCCACAAGACGAATACCAGCTACAGTACCATTAGCATTAACAGATAGTGAGTACTGAGCATCTACAGTACTTGCCGTAGCCTTAGTTGCCATTTGCTGGTTAACAGTTGCTATCTGTCCATCAACATCACTACGTAACTGTGTAACTGCCTGCGTTTGTGCTGTATTATTACTAACTACAGTCTGTGATAAAGTGCCAATTTGAGCAGTATTCCCGTCTACGGTATTCTTAAGGAAATCAACACGTGTATTCGTATATGCGTTTGATTCATTAACTGCGTTATTCAATGTATCAGTTAGACGATCATCTAAATCAAGAATACCATTAATCGCATCGGCATCTTCTGCCGTAAACTGATACTTAGAGTTGATTGAAATTGTCTGTACTGGACAATATTGAATATCATCAGTACCAAACACATCAAAGAAACCCATCTTAACTTGATACTCGCCATCGGCAATGTTTGGTATACTATCGAATTCAGGAGCATAACTGGTATAAATTTTAGTAGTAGTACCAGAAACAATACTAATAATAGCCCCAGCATAATCACGTTCATTTGATTTAGTCCAACTACAGAATAAGTTACCAAAACCACCCGTAAAGCTAACACCAGTTACTAAACCTGCCTGTTTGTTCTCTACGGTAATTTTAACTTCTTGTGAATATGTCCCAGCATTAAAACCCTGTGCGATAATTCCAATAGTAGGTTTACGTATTTTCAAACGGTTCATCGCGAGAGTTAAGTTAAATGTATTACTCTGTGTATAGAATGTGTCTACTAGTGTTGTACCATTATAAACATTGATTACATAGTACTTAAAATAATCACTAAATGAACGACCATTAACTAAAATATTCTTCTGAGAATCCCACGCAATATTGAAATCTGGAGCATCAGTAATCAATGCTGTTTCAGTACTGTTAGTAAGTACCACACCCGTTACGGATGGTAATGTAAAGTTAAATGTAGGTACAATTCCAGTAAGAGAAAGCTTACTTGATTTAAGACCGAGATTATTAAATGCCTCTACAGCAAAATCATAGCTACCAGAATCAGATAAACCAAATAATTCATAACTTGTTTTCTGTACGCCAGTTTGCCCCGCATATGTCCATGTACTGGAACCATTCAAACGATAATAAACATAATATCCGCGTAGATATGGATCTTCAGATGCGTCCCATGTTAAATCAACAATTGAACCGGAAGTAGTATTACCCTTTTTAACTGCCTGTAGATTAGAAGGTGGAAGTACTGATAGTTCTGGAAACTGAATTACACCACCCGGAGACCAAACACCAGGATCAACACCATCATACATCGCATCTGGAGCTTCTACGGCTGTGATTGTCACATAACCGATATTCTCTTGATCAGTACTAATATCCTTGTTTAGTACTTTGAATTTACCTGAGATACCAAATTCATCATTAGATACATTAATAGCATCCCAAATCTTAAGATCCCAACCTTCAGAAGTAGTAAAGCTGATTGTGCGTAAAGAATATTTTGCCTTAAGTACATCAACATTCGCCATCTTAGCAATAACATCCTGATCATATGACCATGAATAATCGCGACTAAGGGCGATTACTTGCCCATCATGCTGTATTGCTTCATCAATTGAGATATCAGAAGGAATACGTAATACATCAGTGGCATACATTGATTCTGGATTTGTATACTTACAGTCGACTGTATTGAAGTAATCAGTACCACCTGAAGTACTGATCTGTACTGCCCCAAACATGTTATTTTCATTGAATGATGCGACGGAAACAGTTTTACGATCAGTAGTAATACAGATTTGACCAGCATGAACATACATGATACCGCCAAAACTCTGACAGATATTTTCAATGTTATCCATGAAAGTACTTTGATAACTGATAGCACCATTTGCGTATAATTCAAAAGCATCACAATATGCCGCAGTTTCGGCAAATGTTTGCTGATTAATTAAACCAGGATCAATACCCATTCCATAAGTTGTATTAGTTAGATAATCGTAAATTATGGAAGGTGGATTACTTGTGGCACGGATTTGACCATCAACGAAATCAAAAATTCTTTGACCTTTCATCTCGCAAGTCAAAGAAAACTGATCATTAACAAGGATGTTATTTTCTAATGATGATTGTGTTTTCTTGATTACAGTACTGATACTAACTACACCTTTACCCAAGAATTTATTAGTCCATTTCGGCCCCGCATATTGTGCCGCAAGGGATTTAGTACTGGTATAATCACCCCCAAAGCGTACTTCAAGTTGTAGGAATGGTTTATACTTACCAGCAATTGAACTATTCGGTACTATCCCATCTTCAGTAATTGGGGAAGATAATACAGGTTCATTATCAATATAAATTTGTTCAATATATTTTTCAGTACCAGCATATGCTACTGCTTGTTCACTAAAGAGATATTGAGAATTTGAATTCGGTACGTTATACCAGGTTACGATACTACCAGTAAGCACAAATGAACCACCCGATACACCGTTCTTATGTGGGTACTGTCCACCGTATATAACTGGTAATCCAGTCGTAGGGCTTGTCGAACGTGATAGAGAATCGCTAACGTCCCCATATCCCGTTACCCCCACTTGAGCTAACATTGAAGTAGCAACTAGAGATACTGCCCCTGCCGCAGCACCCCAACCGATAGCAGCTAGAGCAGTACCGCCACTGAAATAAACAGCAGCAGCAACAACCACCGCCGTAATAATGGCTCCAAAGAAGCCGCCTAAACTCTTACCCATCTATATGTTTCCTTACTCTGTAATATGTCCCTTGTGCTGGTTTCGGTTGAAGTTCAAAACCGTCGTGTTCCTGGTTAACACCAAGTACCCGATCTGATGCCACTACTGCCATGATTAATGGGTTATCTGGATCTAGCCATATATCACCATCTATAACAGCCTCTACTGGCTTACAATACGCTTCAACAATTTCCCCTGTATGGTTCCATCCTTCCTTGTTTAAACCCGCTATACCTTCTTTAATGCTCGAATATTCACGATCTGCTAATGACGTTGTGCCATTGATTAGATCAATTATCCTGAGTACTATCATGTTACAATCGTTATCCCCATACTTATATGGGTTATCAAGTGAGTACTGGATAATTGCCATGATTTCATTATGTAGATTCTTCATTATTTGTACTTCCAATTTTGGTTTTGATTAACTTGACCGAGTAATGAAAAGTATTCATCACCTTTATAGATTGATTGATAAACTGAGTTAGCCGCAATCAAGGCAGGTTGTCTATCAAGTTTCTTATATACTGAGTTAACATAAATCGTCATTTCATTAGTTTTCTGATTTGGATCAGCTACTGCCTGTACATAGTCAATGAATCCCGAAAACATAAGCATTGAATCAATTACAGTACTATCATATGGATTCAAGATTACTAGTTTGATATTCATCTGAGCATCTTTAAAGAAACCACCAAGAGCAAGAGCACGTACTGAAGCATTAACGTTACTTACTTTGAAATTAATGGCATCATTATTGATACCCTTCTGTTCTGAATAAGTAGGTAGTGAACCACTTATAATGTCTGGAAAGCTAATGTACTGATAACCATCAAGAGAAATATCAATTAGTGAATCTGTCCAGTGAAAACCATTAGTACCTTTTGGAAGTACATCAAAGCAGGTTACGAAAACTCCAAGACTCATAATTTCCATCAATGATAATTGTGTTTTTGTAGTTCCTCTTATCAGTTTCCAGTACTTTAAAAGATTAGCGTTCGTATATGTGCTTGCGTTCATTATTGAATGTTCTCCGTCGCCTTTAGTGTAATATTCATGATATTACCAACTGGCATTGTATAATCATTATCTGGATCTAATACGGCTTCAATAATAAGGTTTTCATAATTAATTACTTCAGATGCCTGTACTGTATTCTGGAGTGCTGGGAAAATAGTAATACTCGTTGAAGTACTATCAACTATTCTATAAAGTTTATTATGATTACTGAATTGTATCCATTCACCAATTGCTAATGTATTAGTACTGGTAGGGATTAACATACTACCTTTACTGATATTTGCCGTACTCGTAACTGATCCAGTTTGTGTACCATGATATTTTCCAGCAACACCAAGAGTTAGAGTAAATGGCTTTCCTTGTGAGTATTGAGCCAGAAAGTTATTAACCTCTGCTAGTGCTGGGGCATTAAAATTAAGTGTAAATTGAATTTGATAGTACTGAATCCCCGTAGATCTCATGATACGTTGACCTGTCCATGTTTGATTTGAATAGATTGGTTCAGTACTTTTGATTTGAAAGTTCGTAACTTTCACATTATTAGTAAAACTTGCCATGTGGAAACCTCTTAAGTAGTTTCCAGTATTTATGACAAAAGGGGCATATAGCCCCTGATGATTAAGTATTACGTTTAATTGAGCTTCTATAAGCTTGTGCTACGCTATTCTGATGTTTCTTCAACATTTCATTGAATTTCTTATCATCCCCAGCTACATCACCTTGGATGATCAATGGTGCGTTTATAGTAACATCACCTGAAGTACTTCCACCTTCTTGCTTATCTAGAAACTTAATCAGTTTCTGGTTCGCGGGAGCCTGAACAACACGTTCACCCGCTTTAAGTACGAATGATTTATTATCATAACCTGCTGGTAATTCATCTACACCACCGTGGAACTGACCGGAGGCAGCACCTTTAGCAGTACTGATAATGCTCATACCAAGTGATAGTACTTGAGCATAGTTAGCAAGTGACGCAGGGAAAGGCGTTGCCAGTGCCTGAGCAAGAGCTGACTGGATTGAAAGTACTGTTTGAGCAATACTGATACCACGACTTAGAGCAAACGCAGCCTGAGCAGCACCAGAAGATTTACCAAAAGCAGCAACCATACCATTTGCCAACTGATCGGCAGTATTACCAAATATTGATAATTGGTCTTGTGCGTTCTGATTACTAATCTCAATCGCCTGAGAGTTATATTTCGCAGTGATTTGTGCCTTACGCTTTTCGTAATCCTCATGACCTTTAAGAAGTAAATCATTCTGTGCCAATTCAGCATTCATAGCATCTTCATTTTCTTTCAAACGCTGATCAGTATTATCATAAGCAAATGGATTATTACCATTGATACGTTGATTTTGTTGATTTGCTAAGAAGCCTTTTTGTTGTTCATTGAGATTACCCGAGCCAATTAATGTATTAGTATCTTTCAATCCCTGATTAGGATCTTGATAACCAATCATTTGATTAAGCATATTATTACGGTTTTGTGCTCCAGTCTTGGCAGCAGTTTTTAATAACTGTGATGGATCAATACCAAGTACTTTAGCGTTATCGGCAATTACTTTCATTAGCTCTTTTTGTTGGCGATCATATTCGGCTATTTGTCGTAGATTCGCATTGGCAGTAGAATCGGAGATTGCTTTATCAAGTGCCTTTTGTGCCGCTAATCGTTTAGCATTTGCTTGCTCTTGTAGTCGCTGTTCTGCTTTTAACTTACTTTCAAGTGCTTTCTTCGCAGCTTCATCACTGGCATTCATCGCCTTGACCAATTCACCACGTTTTTCTTTATATGAAGATTCAAGGCTATCAAGTGCTTTCTTCTGAGCCTTAAAATCATCACCATAAGCACTAAGTAATGATTTCTGAATTGCTTCTTTCTGGAATTTATATTGTTGGTCTAATTGATCAATTTTCCCTTGTGCTGCCTGTTTGGTAGTTTCAAAGGCTTTCATACCACCATCAATAGTACTTTTAGATACGCCTTTATTAGCTTCATCAATAGTAGCTTTAAGATCCTTCATATTGGCTTGAGCTAAACTAACTACATAAGATAAGTTCTTATCAAGTAATTCAGTATCTTTCTTGTTTTGTTCAACAATCTGAGCACCATAGATGGATGAATTCTTTAGTAGATCATCCTGATAACCTTGCTGGTACTGCTTAACCGCATTAATCCCCTCTTCACCAGTAGCCGCAGCCGCAGATGAAACAGGTTTAGAATTCATAATACGTGTCATTAGATTGAGAATTTCAGCAAGACGTGAAGCAATAGGTGCTAATGTACTGTTTTCCCATTGTTCCCAAGCGTTTGATAGTTCTGTAGTTGCTTTTCTGTATTCTGCGAATTGATCAGATTGTTCTTGTGTTAATTGTATTGTTTGCTGTGATAATGAATTTTGGTAATCTTGTTCACTGTTAAACTGTTTGAGTACTGATAGACGTAATACCGCATCATTCCCTAATGTTTCCATCATGAATGTCATTTGTGAAGCACTATAACCCTGTGCTTTTGCCGCAAAGTAAATCTTAGCATATACGTCCTGACCTTCATCAGCCATTTTCTTTAGTTCAATGAGATTCAACCCTAGAGGCTGAATAACATCAGTGTACATTGAACCACCCAAATTATTAAAAGCATCGCCTAGTTTGTCTTTGATATCTTTTTGTTGGTCGGCGATGTTTTCCATGTTTAATCCAACCTGAGCATACATATTTGCCATTTGTTGGATTTGAGCAATACCCATCTGTGATAAGTTAGCAGCCTTGAATACTTCAAAAGCTTTTTCTGCCTGTTCTGATACCTTAGCAAGTGTTATGGCAATTGCCGCACCTGCCACACCAATTGCCCCAGCAACACCAGTCATAGCCAAACCAGCACGACCGAAACCACCACTAAGGCGTTCGGCAACATCACCAACTAGACCGCCAGCATGACCGCCAAACTCATCAAGTGAATCAGTTGCTTGACGCAAAGCACGACTTAAGCCAGAACTATCACCATCAATATCTACTCTAATATCCCTGTTATTTGCCATTTCGTTTTTTCCCTAAAACCTGTTTCTTAATAGCTTCACCTAATGACGCAATATCATTAGATTGTTTTTCTTTTGATTTCTCTTTTCGTTCTTCTGATTTCTCAAATGAAGTTTTAGTACTGTCATTAAGTAAATCAAGAAAATCAAAATCACTAACTTTGATTGATTTTTTAGCCTCTGGTGTTAAATTACTATTACTCAAAGTAGTGTAATAACACTGATAGGCATGTTTCATCATTTCAATATGTGTACCTGATGGTTCTATGAAAGTGTCGTAAATCATTAACATGTGTAGTACTTCTGGTTCTAATTCAAAATACTCGTTTGGTGATAGCCCTCTTTTGTTAACCATCTTACAAAAGTACTTTAATTCAGTATCACACCTTACTTTTTTTCAACTTCGTCCGTTGGATTAGAATCTTGAATCAATTGAAGGATAGCAGCATAGATTTTATTCTGTAGAATGTAATCTACGGATTGTACGTTAATGCGACCATCAATATCTTCATCAGCAAAGATTGGATCACCATTTTCATCTTTAACGCATAGAATTAGAGTACTTGAAATATCAGTACATTTCTGAAAATCACGACCATTTGGACGATGAATATAGATAGTTTCACCTTCAATCACAAATGGATGTAGTTCAGGTTGTAGTTTTTTTAATAGTGCTTGTAAGTTCATTTATTTTACCTCATTAATAGAAAAGGGAAGATATTCACCTTCCCTTTATTTATTCAAGTTTGTTTAAGATTATGGGGTTACAGTAATTAGACCAGAATCGATAGCACCGCCATCTACCGCTAGGGTAAAGGTTTTAGTAACAACTTCATCTTTGTCACCGCCGATAGTAGTACTGGAAACGAAACAGGTATAAATTACATAGAAGCCAGTTTCTTCAGAAGAATCTTCAAAATAACTTAGTTTAATCTGACAGCGTTTTTGCTCATCTGCCAATTGTTCAAGTTTCTGATGTACTGCGTTATCAGCAAGATAGTTAACCGCAAGTGAAATATCAGGGATTGATTTAGTACCTAATAGTTTACGATCATAAGCAGAGTTAAAAGTTTTAACACTAATAACAGTACTTTCAAAACCAGAAGTAGTGAAAGTGTTTACTTCGGGTACTTCTTGAAAATCAGTAGCAACTGTAGTACCAGCACTAGTACCTACTTCAACTTTAAGATTAGCACCAGAAAAAATATCCATAGCCATATTATATGTCCTTATAAGAGAGTTATACGGGGTAATGGATTTACCCCGATTGTATTTATTTATTATCGAGTAGTGATTGTACTAATGATTTCAATTCATTGATTTGTGATTGTAAATCATCAATAGTACTTTCTTGTTTTTCTATTTTTTCGATTGAATAACGTAATGCTAGAGCTGTATCCATCATGATAACGTTATTATCAAGAGCATAAGATCCGCCATCACTTTCAATACGATTACCATCTTCATCAAACGTTGGTGCATCAGGTATGAACTTTGTATATTCATCATCAATAGTCATTACATCTTGAGCAATAACACCACGACGTACACGTTCAGATTCATCAAAGTTATATACGAATGTACATGGTTTGAACTTCTTGATATTCTCGTATGATTCAAGACCATCATTATATTCAATATCATGTTTTAAATTAGCATCAGATGTAGCGGCTTTCTGGAATGTATAACTACCACCAAACGCACCACCACCATTACACAATAGATCCCCGGTAGTTGGTACAAAATACCAATAACGCACACCAGCACCGCCAGCATCACCAAATTGAGTTAAAGCAGTATGTGCCCAATTGTTAGTACCATTACCAACATTACCTAATAACGTTCTTAAGTTATAACCATTTGAGTGTTGATACCCCCATGTGATAGCACTTATTGCGTTATTACCGGGAGTATCGTAACTATCTGCTAATCTAATACCAGACCAGTCTTGTTGTACTGATGCCCACCATTCATTTGGTCGAGGATTACCAAGTGATAAACGACCATTTGTATAAATGTTACCCTCAGAAGAAAAATCAAAAACTGAAGTTTGAGAAGTAACTGATCCAGCCGCAACTTGATATACAGATAACCTTGAAATAGTTGTTGATGAATCAGTACTTTTAATAACTCGAAGGTTAGTAGAAGCACGTTCTTCACCATTTACGGTAATTTGTGAACGTAGATACCCACCTAAAATTGTATTACCAGCACCAGGCCATGATGTTAAATCATTTCGTGCTGTACTTGTATTTGAAGTAAAGTTATTCGAAGTTAAATTACCAGTTACCCCAACATTACCAGTAATAGTACCGCCAGTAGTTGGAAATCCACCAAGGTTAGCAAGAGCAGCAGAAGCAGTAGTAGCACCAGTACCACCAGACGAAACAGGGAATGCTAGAGTACTACCATTCTGATTCTGAAATACAACACTACCATCATTACCAAGTACTAAGTTTGTCACAGAACTAGGGCTATTAACGATTGTATAACCACCATTAGTACGAATACTGTTAACATCAAGTGCCGAACGAGCACCAGAAACAGTAGTAGCACCAGTACCGCCATTACTAACCGGAATAACATCCGCAGACATAACGAATGATGACCAGTTTGACCATGTACTGTTTTCCGAGTTATAAGCACGACGATATGCCTTGTTAACATTGAATACAGTATAAATCTGAGTACATGATTCACCAGCACCTGTCGATAGTACTAGTAATGAACCTGCTACTTTTTCAGGATAGTTCATACCGTCTTGAATATTAGCATTCAGATTCTGATTATAAACGCCAGAAGCCGAACCAGTTAAGGTATTTAAGTTAACACCTGAAGCTAGTGGAGTGCGAGCCTCACGAAATAACTCAAGGTTAGTGCGAACACCAGAAGCATTCGTTGCTCCAGTACCGCCACTGTTAATACCTAACGCAACGCGAGTACCATTAGTAGCATTCTGCATCGACCAATCGCCATTATTACCAACAATCAAACGATAACCAAAGCTAGGGCTATATAAGAATGAATATCCACCTACAGTATCACGATCAATTGTATTGATTCCGAGATTTGAGCGAGTAGCATTCATATCTGCCACATCAGATAGATTACTTGCTTTTTTTAGTTGTACATCATTAGTTACATTACCTAGACCTACATCAGCTTTAGATACGGTTACATTACCAGTTAGAGCATGACCATTTACAGTAGTAGTTTTCGGTACATAATTAGTACTTACATCAGTTGAAAGATTATCAACCCTAGTATTCACATCAGAAATATCAGTACTAAGACTTGTATTCAAGTTTGTAATATCTGTATTCAAATCTGAAATATCAGCACTTAAAGCAGTATTTAAATTATCAATACGTGTATCAACCTGACCAGTACTATAAACACCTAAATTACTACGTGCCGTTGTTTTATTTGCCAGATCACTTAGGTTGTTCGCCACTGTCAATTGTGGAGCATCAATTACTGTTCCTAGACCTACATCAGATTTAGTAACAGTCACATTAGTACTCAAATCATGACCATTGATTGTACGTGTCAAAGGTACATAACGTGCGTCCATCTGAGTAGCAGTATAGATACGTGTCCATGCCGTTGATCCGTTCTTTGCGAATAGGCTTAGTGTGCCTGTTTTTGTGATTGCGAATTCAGCAACACTAGTACCATCCACAAGGCCAATACCCAACATATCCGATCCAGCAGGATTACCCGGCTGTGAAGAAGGTACTTTGATAAAACCATTACCTTCAGGTACGTCTGGTTCATACTGAGGAATGTCTACACCATTTGACCCAACCCCATAATCACCCTGTAGAAGAGGTAGGAAAGCTTGTGAAGTACTCATACGTGCTATCACATCTTCAGGCGTGAATGTATAGGATTTACTGACTACAGTATCTTTATCGCCTGTTAGTTCTGTACTTGTAATGTAACCATTCACAATCGCATATGTGATAGTACTGTTATCACTATTCAACTCATATTGAATAATACATTGAAAAATTCCTTGTGATTCTGCCATTTCATCAAGAAACATATGTGTAGAATCATCAGGCAAATAGTTAACTACAATTTGGAATGGTTCAACGGTTTTATCTGATAGGAGTACTGAATTGTATTCACTATCATATGTGTCAAATGTATTAGTTTCAGAATGAATAGTAAGGATTGGGAAGGTATTCACTTCATTTACAGTAATGTTACCTACTCCCTGTGGCGAACGGTTGCCCGTATCAGTGTTATATTGTAAGGTTAACCCCTTACCTGTGATTATGTCTGCCATTGAAAAATGTCCTTATAGTTATCTTGTCTTTTCCGTAACTTGAATATTTATAGTAAATGACAAGGAAACAGAGCCAGTTATAGGATCTGTCACAATATCGGATTGCTCATATGAATAACTAAGGATAATCAAACCAGCTTCTTTAAAAACAATCGTTTTATTAGCATCGAAATAACCAATAATCTGATCATAGGTTATTGAAGGTGCCGTATTAGTACTTTCTGGTTTTGGTGAGATTAGATATTGAATGGCAAAACTTGCCGCTTGACGTTGATTACCAAAATTAACACTACTCATACTGTAATCAAATGCGATTTGTTCAAATACATCAACATCACGTGATACAGTAAGATTTTTACTAGCATTAATAAGCTGTTTCATTGCTCCGCGTACTTTCTGTACTATCATCATATTAGTAATCCTCTGCGAATGAAGCACTAGCAGTATTACGGAAATAGCAATTAACCATGCCTGATAGATCGTCTTCAATGTTATAAATTGTATGATTCACACCATCAATAATTAGTACTGTACCGATAGATACGCTTGCTGTACTTAAATCTTCTTTTTTCATAGTAACAAATGTTTCTATGCTTTCGATAAAACCACCCGCAGCTTCAATAGAAACGGGAAGTACTTCTACAATTCCAGTAAAAGTACTTCCCGTAGAAGTTTGGATAGATTGACCGAAAGCATTTAAAAACGTATCTTGTTGACCGTTTAAAAATGCTCTCATGTTATATCCCTATTAAGCTAGGTTTAGTACTAGGAATGCTTCTTCATGTGCTAAAGCATGAGCCTGGAAACTAAAGGTACGTAGAACAATACCCATAGAGTTACGTTGGGTTGTGTCATCACGATCCATAGTTACAGAACCCCATTGAGCCATGATGATATTTGACCAATCACCAAACACAATAGAACCAGCGGCAACTTGAGTAGATTCAATAACACGTACTGAATCAGCTAGAATACCATCACCCATATAGCCTTGTAGCAAGTACTTAGCAGAGGTGTTAGAACCATCAAGAGTAGTACGCAATACAGCAGCAGTAGTAGGATGTACAATAGCAACTACATTCTCAACACGAACATTAGCAGCCGCTAGTTGTGCTAGAGCATTGATAATATCGGTTTTAGTTAGAGCAGCAGTTAGAGTTACTTCTGGAGCTTTATCAACAACATCAGCAAGAATTAGGCGTTCTAGTTTTAGAGCAGCACCCTTAACCATCGCATCTTGAATATACTGTTCAGCAGTACTAGCAGATTTGATTAGAGTACGAGTTAGTTCAACAGAACCAGTAAAGATTTCTGGCTTTAGAGTAACTTTTTCAAAAGCAGCGTTATAAGATGGTGATGGAGCACCTTCAGTAACATAACCAAAGTTATCAGTGAAATCAGCAGATAGTTTAGGTAGAACTAGATTACCTTCACCTTCTAGATTTGCGAATACTTGTACAGGTAGAGTAGCAAATACTGATTGAGCACGTAGCACATCAATATAAGAATCTGCGTATACTTCTTTAACTAGAGCAGCACCGCCAACAGTAGTAGAAGTACGAACGAAATCACCCGCAGGGATTTCAGTTTTACCAGCAAAATTACCTTCACTTAGTGAACGAATTAGGCCATTTAATACGGATTTTTCCATTTTGATTTCCTTATCATGATTAGGATTTGTTTTTGTATTTAGTGTGCGTTTGAAGTCCTGAACTGAAATTCCTTTTTCAATTGCTTCAGACACATCAATATTTAGAACTACGCCGATTGATTCCAATTCACGTTTACGTTCCACTTCTTCGGTAGAATCTTCTACTTCAGAATCATCAGTACTTTCTTGTACTTCTTCGCGTTGTTCTTCAACTTCGCTTTTATTTATCATTTTTTCGAGCAAGTCTGGACGATTAGCCATTAGTGCTAATAGTTCTTCATCGCTAATACTTACTTCTTCTGATTCATCTTGTTCAGTACTTTCTACTTCAGTACTTTCTTGTTCAGATTCATCTTGTTCAGTACTTTCAATTTCGTTTTCATCTTCCATGATCATATCCTTCTGGTTGTCATCATTGTTATTTATCAATGAACGACCAACACCAGCAGATACATCAGCAGGTACAGTTACTAGTGATACTTCATATGGGGTGAAGTGAGTAACATAGATAATGTTTCCTTCGATACGGTAATCATTAACTGTGTAACCGAAACTAATATGTGTTAATACACCTTCATTGATTTGTTCCCATTCTTTTTCCGAGGCATTGGAAATCTGTAATACAGCACGGCCTACCTTGTCTGAATCAATACGTGCTGATAGTACTTTTCCAATCAAATGATCGCGATCATGATTAAAAAGTACTGCCCCTGAATTGTTCAAACGTGATAGGTCTACATTTTCTGGATTACATAGAAGTACTTCGTTATATAACTTTCCTTCTATTTCACGTGCTACGGGAGTTTCGGAACAAAAAGCAACTTCAACGGTACGATTATCAGAATTAATCGCCGCTGGTAGGGTTAATTCCCTCGTCTGGTTTTTGATTTTCATCTAGAACTTCCTTGTTCATATTTTTCTCATTCTCTATTTCTTGTAGTACGACACGTGGATCACCGCCCATTTCGCTAATTACTTGAGTACGTGATTTCAACCCAGCATCAATAGCAGCTACTTCACATTGAATATCCTTCAATGGATCAAGTGAGATAGGTTTAGTTGGGATATAGCGAGCACATACAAGATCATCGAAATCAGAGAAACTTAATTTCAACTTACTATTATTTAGCATTTCATTCTTCAACCAAGCTGTATATATTGGTTTAAGTACTTTATTTATGAGTACATTAGTACGGGTACTGAATGTTGTAGCTTGTAGACGTTCTGCCAATTTAGCAGCACTAAATGAAGCATCTGAAGTATTACCCATTAGGGATTGTTTAGTTACGTTTAACCCCATTGAGATATTATCAAATAGTACATCTGTGAATTCTGCTATGCCGTCAACACCATTACGAGGATCAACCGATTTAACATCTTGATTAGCATTCAATTCGAAAATTGCTCCAGGTTCCAAGTACTCATTATAAATCGCTGTATCTTGTTCACCTTCAGTTAGTGCTAATTCGTTGTTACTTCCATTATTAGTAATGAAAGTTGTAACACTTGCTGAGATTCGTTTAGCAAGTAGTGCCGCTTCCTGGAAGTTCTTTAGATCTGCTAATACTTTAGTACTGGCAATTAGATCCGGTATACCACGTTCCTGTGTAGCATCGTCCATAACAAAGAAATGTAGGATTTCACTTGCTGGGACAACTTCATAACTAGTCGCATCATATGTATATGTTACTGGATTATATTTAGCGAAATAGTAATTTACTGGTTGACGGTATTTATTATATTCAATCCCGTTGCTAATATATCCATTCGCCAGTACTGCGTTATTTAATTGAGTTAAGCGAGCAGAATCAATAATTTCAATCTTGATAGAACGGTTGAAATTATGAATACGTACAAACGCTTCACCATCACGACAACGATGTTTTTCCAGTACTTGTGCGAATAGATCAAAAGTCATTGAACCATCAAGAGAGAAATTATTAGCATCATATGCCCAACGATCGAATAGTTTTTCTAGTTGTTGGTTAATGTTATGTTTGGTTTCTTCATCAACATCAATATCTACAGATGGTTTTACATAGATACCATTACTACCAACTACACCATCTACAGAAAGCATCATGTACTTACGTGCGATTGGGTTTACTAGTGTTGCGTCTCTTGATTGGTTACGCCATTCGGAGAGATGCCATTTAATGATGTTATTAATACTTACTGAGTTAGTACCGACACCAAAGCCAAAAGCATTCACACCATTACTAGTTGTACGAATCTGGTTCAGATCACGTTGTAATGTTTTACCAACATGTTCACGAACTTCATTCTTTTTCTGTACTGGTTTTGGTTGTTCAGTTTGTTTTTTCTTAAACCACATTAGCGAGTACCCCAACGGTTTGGATAGTTAGGATCGCGGAATACAGTCATACTCTTAAATGGTTTACTTGAACCAGATGTAGCTTGACCATTCATTTTAGCCCATAGAGCATTAGCACGTTCGATATAACGAGCACGCATTGTTTCTAAGTTTGCTAATGATTCACTAACTAAAGTTTTATTATTAATTGTAATGCTGTAGTTAGCACCACCTTGTATTTTCGCTTCAATTACTGCTTCAATCTCATCAATCATCTTACGAATACGTGCGTATTCTTCAGTATGTTTTGTTGGATCAATTACTTCACATTGAGAAGTACTGGCAATACCATTAGTAATAGCTGTACAGAATACTTTTTCTGAAGCAACGTTAGTTTCGAAAGTGATAGTAAATGCTTGTTCACTATCACTATTGCTGTTATCTAATGTAATTGAATTACCAGTACTGACATATGAAATAACGAAAAGTGTTTTAGCAGGAATTGTTACAGAGTAAGCATATGGATTTGAAACCATATAAATCTTTTCTGGTAAAATTGCCATTGGATATCCTTATCATTTTACGTTTTCCCAAACCAGTTTGAACCCATACCAGAACGCCTAGAACGTCTAGTACTTTGATTAGGTTTTGTTTGTGATTGTTCTGGTTTATTTATCTTTTGTGGTAATGATTTGGCTTTATGTTCGCGTAGTTTTCTAAATGGTTGATTACCTAATTGAGATTGCGAATATACGATTGCGATCATTGAATAAACAAGACAATCGAGGGCTTCATTTCGCTTCTGGCCTCTTTTGAGTCTCCAGACTAATTTACCGCCAGCAGGTTTTAATTCCTCGGCAGAAAGTTGCTCAAAATAGTCAGTTGGTAATGAGCTACTGAACCTTAATTTAACTGGTGCGTTATCTACTTCAGTACTGAGCATCAAGTTTAGAAGTTTACGTATCGTATTCTTCTGATCATGTACGTTAAGGATCTGTAGTTCATAGCCAGCTTGCGTACTACGCTTGAACAAATCACCTGTAGTACTACTGGAACCCTTGATAGGATGGTACTTAGCCCAACGTGCGGTAAACTTCTTAACTGTATCGGTGGCGTTACCGTTCGAGCTGTCCACGAATGCGGCAAGTGTTGGTACTATGCGACCTTCAACAGTACGGAAATCTTGACGACAAAACTGATCTAAGTCCTTCCATGCTTGAGATTCAATCTTTGTACAATCGTGACCATAGAAGAATTCATGAGAAAGCACGTAAATGTTCTTCTCATCAAAGCCTAAAATAGTTGCCTCAAGTCGGTCTAATTGCTGGTCAATCCCAATACATATACCTAAAGTACTTTCTGGTATTTTATGTAGATTAAATTCATCTTCACGCAGAGATTCTAATTGAAGTATATCTAGTTCTTTCGCATATTCATCTTCATACGGTAAGCCTAGTTCGTTGTTATAGAACGTTTGTAGGTTAAAATTATAAAGAGCATCGGCAAACTTACTTACCATCTCAGAAATAGTGTTTAATGGTGAATACATACGTGAGATCTGATAGCCAACTACACCCGGATCACCATCAGTACTTGTAGCAATCCATCGACCGTTATCAATCATTTGGTGCCGGGTATGTTCGTCTATTTCTTCCTGACAATGAGGACAAATTAAACGGGTAGTAGTACTATCTGGTATTGAACGACCATTTTCTAATTGCTTAAATTCAAAAGCTACTTGTTCCCATTCAAAAGTATATTCATGACCGCATTTATGAGTAACAAACCATCGGCGTTTATCAGAGAGGTTATATTCACTGTTAATCAAATCATCTTTATATAATGGTGTACTTGAAATAACTACTAGGGCATCATCACCGAAAGTACTTGTACGAGCTTCTGCCAATTTAATTGGATTACCTTCTTCAGTAATACCAACGTTTGATACTTCATCAAGTAGAACTACACGGCAAGTAATACCGCGTAGGTTTCCTGGTGTATTGAGGTTTAGCCAATAAATGAAAGTACCATTTACTAATTGTGTTTGCTTCGCGTTATTCGCGGCTTTCTTGTCGTTCTTATCTGTTACTAGTGGGCTTAGTACTTCACTGGTTTCAATTGCTGGTAGGAATTTACCATCCTTAAATTTCTTCACTTCAGATTCAGAGCTACTACCAAAAGCAAAATTACATGGATCGTTTGCCATTAGTCCGAAAGAAATTGATTGTAAAACAGTGGTTTTTAAAAGTTGACTACATGACTGAAGAACAATCTTTTTTGTTGATCTTAATTGTGCGATATCCATTGGTTCCCGTTGAAAGGAAAACGGAACCCAATCAAGACCCATATTCGGCCCGTCCACAAACTTCACTACGCCATTACTTATCCATTCACTCGTTTTCTGAATCTTCGGAGGTTGTATTGTCGGCAGCACTTTCATCAGTACTTGTGTTAATTTCTTCTTGTTCGTTTCCATCTAATATTTCTTCATCCGTGGGTAGTTCAAATTCCATGCTTCCTAGCTGGAATAAAGCACTATCAATATGTTGTTTCAGTACATCGCGTAAATCTTTCGCTTCGGTTTGAGCAAATAGCTCAAGGTATGTCTTACTTGGGATTGCCCTCATTACGGTTTTAATGTGAAATAGATATTCAGTTAATACTTGTTCTACATAGTCAGTACTGACAACTTGTCCAGATTTTTCCTGTAGTTCTAATTCTGATAATGCGGCTTCTGCTTTAAGTTTCTTCAACCTTTCTAATTCAATTTGTTCTTTCGTATCAGTTTCACGTAATGGTTTAATAACATTCTGTACTATCCATGCTCGCGTATCTCTCTCATCGGCATCTTTACCAATTGGCATACCCTGGGCTTTCCATTGACGAACTGTAGATTCATCGTAGCCGTACTGTTTAGCTAGTTCATTCATGCTAATCATGTTTCAAATCCTTTATTGATAATAATTATCGTTTCGGGGCGTGATAATTAGTTCACATACAATTAAAATAAAACGGTGCCGAAACTCCGCATTGTTAGGGCGGCGTGGGAGGAACCATTCTCATTTACATAATGATAATGAATATCATTTACATTTTTATTTAAAGAAATGCGAACTACTCGCCATCTAGTCTATTTAGTCTCGTCTGCGTGGGATTGGATGACTTTGATCACTGACCAGTCATTGATTGGTACGCCGCCTATACGCTGTTCTAAGAGCATCTCATCTAGCATGTTGTACATGTGTAGTACTCTCTTCTTCTCATTGAATGTGGAAGCGTGTAAGGCGTTCACGGGATAACGCCAGCGACCTATAGTGAAGTACTCAGGATTTACACGGGTGTATTTGTACAGTACTGATATCCCATTTGGGTAAATGTGGATCTGATAATCATCAATCAGTATGTGTACTGATAGGATTGTTTCATTTCGTGAAGGGTAATAGCCGTGGTATTCACCAGTACTATCTATGTGTGATGTTCCGTGTTTGTAGTGTTTGAAGATTTCCATAAAATACCCCCATGATTGTTATATGGGTATTTAGGGAGAGGGATTTTTGAATAAAAAAAAAGCCCCAAACGGGGCTTATTCATCTTCATCTTCTTCTGCTGGATTGTTGTAATCCTCATCCAGTTCTTCAAGTACTTCAATTTCCTCTGGCGTCCACTTCTCATGTGGGATTATCACACCATCAGAATTACATAAAGTTAAGTACTTTGGATCGTAGGTAAAGTATTCACCATGTTCATTAACTAGTGTAACTTCATCAGTGAATGTGTTAGTTGACTTTGGATATAACATTTTACTTCCTCAATTGAATTTTAACATATGCTGTACATCTGGTGATAATGCGTAAATGATAGCGAGTACTAGCAATACGGCAATGATGATCTTCATCTTAACACCTATAGGTTATCGGGGATAATTGATGGTGAGTTAACACCTTCCAGACTTTCATGAATAGTATCAGTTCGGGTTTTTACAACCTTGCCGATATGCTCATTATAGGGATGAAGATCGGCAATACGTGATTCACGTACTAAACAAGTAGTACTGGTATTATCCATCTGATAGTACTTGTCATAGACTTTACCGCAATCACTTGCGAATTGTGGGCGATAGACTTTCACCCCGTTTGAATAGCCAGCATCAAAGAGTACTACAGCATGGTTATTCACATAACCAACATAGGCTTTATCCATAAAATCATAATGCGTAGAGGTACAGCCAGTAAGTGCTACCATCGCAGCAAAAATCATAGATTTGAGTTTCATTTTATTATTCCTTATAAGTATACATTGATTGTAGCCAATCACCCAACAAAAGCCCCATCGCTAGGGCTTTTAGTAGATTTCTGGTCTGAAGATATAGTACTACGATACAGTAAGAATAGCTACTACCATTTCCTGGGGGTTTAGCTATTTTGAATGAGTACGGTTTCTTTAAATTTCTGTAGCAGTTCTTTATCATCAGCACCCGTTTTATCTTTCTTCTTAAATGCTTCAAAGTGAACCATTGCGTATTGATTCAATTTACCACGTGCGTTGATATGGAATTCTTTACCATTATACTTAGCGTTAAGTGGGTACTCGTTACGATACTCTTCGGAATACTTTCTCATGAAGGTATCAAAATCAGCCATTGAAGGATCTTTCTCAATTAAAGTTTTATATGCTTCACTGTTTTCAATATCGGCTGTTAACTTCTTGTTTACTGCCTTACCAGTAATCGTCTTACCACTTACCGTATCATAGAGTTCAATAGTAAAGGTTTTGTTATTACTGTTACTTGATGGTGGAGTATTCTTTATAGTTTCTTGCTGTGGTTTGACAACACCACCCGCAGCTTCTAGAAGTTCTTCAAGGCTGTTAAAGTCACCAAGTAACTGACGTACAGCGTCATTCGATTTGAGAGCTTTCAACGCTTCGTTAGCTTCCTTTTGGCGTTCTTCTTGCTCTACCAGAACTTGTGAACGGACTTCACCAATACGTTCAACGAGAGTATCAAGATCACTAACATCAATCTGAATGAATTCACGGCGACGATCACTATCTGCCATGAGTAGGCCAACATTGAAATCATCAGCCAGGATAGTACGGATCATTGATGCTGTAACAGTTTTGATAGTTCGCATTCGTTCACCTGTATTAAAAGTTGGTTTGAAGTTGTTAGCTTAGAAAGATTCCCTGGGGGAATCTCCCTAATTGCTGAAATCATTGTATAGGTTAAATTAAATCGTTCAATTAAAAAATCAATGGGAAGAGTAAGTACGCAATGTATGTACATTTCGTTTAATTGGTGTACCTCTTCTATATACACCCTATCGCCGTTCACTGGATGGTTACGGGTTGATACTCATATTTCCCGTCCTCAAGTACATCCCCATTCATGATACGGTGTAACAGTTCTTTATAGACAACTGAATCACGTGTGATCACTGCCGAACAACCATTCTTGTCAATGTACATTACCTGATTAGATGAAGCACATTCAATAACACGAATGTTATCGTGAAGTTCATACATGAAGGTATCACCAGAAAGCATGATGATTGAGATAGGATAACCTTTATAGCTAACATGGCGAACATTGATAGCTGGTACATATAACGGTACTGAAGTATTCATGGTGTTACCTTAAAGTTTTATATTAATGCGTTTACGTTTAAGTAATGCTAGTAATGCCTCTTCTTTACTAGCAAACCACGATTTACCATCACTATATGGTTTATTGCGATGGCGAGGATGTCGACTTAGAACTACTGCCCCTACTTTCTTTTGGTGATCATCATAAACTTCAATAATGTCACCGATAACATTTAGCCTCATATGTTATCCAGTTCATATTTGAGTTCTTTAGCAACATAACCCAGCATGATACGTAGTGATTCTTCATCAACATAAAATGCTGGTAGTTCTTCCTTAATCGCTTGTGGTAAACAAACGTTTTCTTTCCATGAGAAAGAGCCATTCAGACCATGAAACAATGCGAATAATGGTTCTTTATAGCTACGGCAAACTAAAACAACATCCATACCTTGTACCTGAACTTCATCAAGTACCAGGTTTAGCTGGTTAGCAAAAAGATGCGTTTTATTAGTAATGCTGACTTTTTCACTCATGACGTTACCCCGCTTCTTTGTGACGAGGTAAGTATTGATCAGAATAGCTATCCTCAGCAAGCACAAATAGCTATTTTTATCAGGTTTTTGGGGATCGCCTTGTTTTACTTGGCTTTTTTTCTTGCGTTGGATTAGCTATCATCTCGAAATCAGTACTTGTTAGTACTTCTAAGGTTAGTAATCTCATAGTTACTTCATCGAGATTTCTTTTAGGTATGACCCTGTTGTTAGCTACTCTGTACTTTTGATTGTCAATGAGTACATAACGTTCATCTTTAGTAGAGTGTAGATAGTACTCAGTACCTTCAATCCAGTACTTTATCTTTAGATTTAGTGGGTTATTGTTTATGATTTCGTACTTCATTGAATTAAATCCCTACAATACATTAAATGATGATATTCACTATCAAGTAGTGGGTAATCTTCAATTGTTGGTTGTGCTTTCAATCCTGGTAGGAACATATCCCTTAGTATCTTTTTACTATCTTCTGTTTCTTCAGTGTAAAATCTGAGACCAAATACAGGCGAGTAGATCATATCTATATCCTGTTCCTTATTCATGATCCTAGAGAATTCATCATTCCAATAGTATAGAGTACCACCAGATTGTAATACTACTACTGTCAGTGCTTCATCTACATAACATCTGAATTCCGTACCCCATTCATATTTTATTTTTTCAACGTCCATATAACATCCTTCTTAGTATATATGGTTATTTAGCTAAGAATGGGTTTATCAGGTGTGTTAGTACTTGAGGTTTTGTTTTTATGGGCTGTTTTTGTCTATATAAAAACGCCAGTTCTATGGTTAGGTGGCAAATAATCGTGTATTTTATCTATATAAAAAACGAAACATTCGCCACCTGTGATTGATTTAGATTACACCCATTCAAACATTGCTGATTCTTGTACGGATTCTGGTTCTTCAATTAAGATGTAATCCATATTAATTAGTTGTTCGTATAGCTCATTAGTGATAACCGATTCATAATGTTCACTATTACCTTCTGGAAGTGTATTTTTACTTATGTTAGTACGGTAGTACCTGTATTTGATATGAATTATCTTTTCATCTTTTTCATAGTGTATTAGTTTGTTTTTGTGTTTGAATAACATCATTTCTGAGTACTCAAAATGTGAATTACGGCTTCTTAGTTCATTTAGCCTTCTTTCTGGATTAGTAGTGAATCCAAGTTTGATTAGACATAAGCCAGTGTGAATATTACGGGCTAGTGTCATATATAGGAATTGTTCATTCAT